GAGGACACACTGGCTTTCCTGTCCTGCGGGACGTGCCTGCCATCGTGGGAGATCAACCATGTGCCGATCGACCGGCCGCCGTGGTCGATGGTGAACCGCAAAGGCAACGACCGCTTCAAGTGCCCGGGGTGCGGGAAGGCCGTGGCTTGGCGTATCCATGGGCCGGCTTGGCGGCCGTATTCCCGCGTCGCGGCGGCTGCTTCACCTGCTGGCGACCGTCCTCGGTGAGGCTCACAGAGTGCAGGCTGCCGCCGGAAATGACGAGCCAATCCCTTTCAATCGCGTAGGCGATGCCGGCCGCATCGGCCTTGACCGCGCCCAGGTTGTCGAGGGACTCCCAACGCTGCGGCTTGCCGCCAGTCGCCTCATAGAGCTTGCGCATGATGCGAACCGCCGACTTCTCGAGCGCGCTAATTTTTGGCGGGGTTCGTCGGCTTCGGCGCTTCGGTGAAGCAGTTTTCATCCGGCATCCCACATAGCCGCGAGTTTTGGGCAATGGCCATGCGCCTTTCGTCATCGGTCCAATCGGCAGCGGCAAACCACACCGATCGGCCCGCGGCGTCTTTGATTTCGATGGAATAGCGGCGCGTGTGTTCCTTTGGCATGGCGCCAGCCTAACCCCAAGAACATAGGCTAGGAAGCGGTCACGCTGGGATGATCGGGCGGGACGATGTTCTCAATCCATTCGGGCGGAAACGGCTGCTTTGTGCGCACGTCCCAAGCACCGATTGACACATTGATCCGGCCTGATGCTTGCAGCGCTAGTTCGACCATCGTGGGCGGCATTCGCGAAGTTGAACCCTCGCACACACCGATGGCGGGGATGTTCGCGATGACAACCGCCGGAGCGCCGATCTGTTTGATCGCAGCCTCTAGCTCTGGAGATGCCATTCGAGCAAGTCTCTGCACCGCCTCGCCGCCCCAATGCTCAAAGAATACATCGCACCCGCCGTCATGCAGGTATCGACGCCTTGGCGTGGCCCAGACGCGCATTTCGCGTATTGTGAAGTACTTGTCGCTTAGATCCACACCAGCGATCAGCTCATCGACGCCATCTGAAATCCCGTTGAGACGGCCTCGCTTCGCCAGATCACGCAGTCTGCTAACCCGCTCCTGGAGCACCAGAGGACGAAGCCCATCGCGTCTAACTTCGTCAAAGTCGAGGAGACGCGTCGCGTGAAAGACGCGCAATCTTTCTGTTTCCATCCGTTTCAAGATGAGGTCGCAAGCCCGCTCAGTAAAAGGCATTGGTGGCGCAGGCTTGAACCACCGGTCGGCAGAAAGGTCGTATTTTCGTTCCGCGCGACGTTCCGCAATCAAGCTGTCGAGATTGCGGTCAAGCTCTGCGCGTATCTCGTTTGGCCATGACTCCAAATCATCTAAGTCAACGACCCGTTTCGACATGCCGCATTATAGCACGAGCAATCCGACTCATTCCCCGCCTCAGAACAGGTATTAACAGGCCGTGGCTAACCTGCTATAGGGTTAGGCATGCCGAACGATACCGATTCCCCCGCCGAGAAAGAGACCGGCGCTCGAGATAGCAGCGGACGCTTTCAGCCGGGCCATTCCGGCAACCCTGGAGGCCGCCCCAAGATGCCAGCAGAACTCCGCGAGGCTATGCAGTGCATGGCGGACGACGCGGCCGACGTACTGAGGAAGTGTCTGAAATCGGATGACGAGCGGGTGCGCCTGGCTGCTGCTCAGCAAGTCTTCGATCGCGGCTACGGCAAGCCGAACCAGTCGGTAGACCTGAAGGCGACCGTCAACAGCGCCGACATCATCAAGGCTGGGCACGAGCGCGCGAGGGCCTTGCGTGGGGGCAGCAAGCCGGTAGCCGAGCGTGAGTGACGGCCAAGTCCTAGAGGCGCTTGCCGCCTATACGCATGATCCGCTGGGCTATGTCCTGTTCTCGTTTCCTTGGGGGCAGCCGGGCACCGTGCTTGCCGATCGAGACGGCCCCGAGCCGTGGCAGCGGACGGTACTTGAGGAAATCGGCAAGGGCGTTGAAGCCTCTGACGATGTGATCCGCGAAGCGGTGGCATCGGGGCATGGCGTGGGCAAATCGGCGCTGGTCGCCTGGATACTCTTATGGGGCCTGTTCACCTGCGATGACGCCCGCGTGGCTGTCACGGCCAACACGGAACCCCAGCTCCGCACCAAGACCTGGCCCGAGGTACTGAAATGGTTCCGAATGGCTGCAGGGCGCGAAGCATTTGTTGGCACGGCCACGACCATCCACAGCGCAGATCCTGACCACAAAGAGACCTGGCGAGCCGATGCGCTCACATGGTCGGAGAACAATACCGAAGCCTTTGCCGGCCTGCACAATGTCGGCAAGCGGATTGTGCTGATATTCGACGAAGCGTCGGCCATCGCTGACAAGGTTTGGGAAGTGGCAGAGGGCGCCCTTACCGACGCCGTCACGGAGATTGTGTGGGCGGTTTTCGGAAATCCTACCCGCAACACCGGCCGCTTTAAGGAATGTTTCGGCAGCCTGCGCCATCGCTGGAACGGCCAGCAGGTGGACAGCCGCACGGTCTCATTCACGAACAAGACACAGATTGACCAATGGGTGAAAGACTACGGCGAGGACAGCGACTTTGTGCGCGTCCGCGTCCGGGGTGAGTTTCCCCGCGCGGGCTCGATGCAGTTCATCGACAGCGAGCGGGTTGCCCTGGCGATCGGCCGCGAAGTAGAGCCGGACGCGACCGCTCCCCTAATCATGGGAGTAGACATCGCACGGCACGGTGACGCCCAAAGCGTCATTCGCTTCCGCCGCGGCCTCGACGCCTACTCGATACCGGCCGAGAAGTTTCAAATTGCCGACCTGATGCAGGTGGCCGCGCATATCCTGGCGCTAAACAGGGAGCATAAGCCCGACGCTATTTTTCTGGATGCTACCGGGATGGGATATGGCGTCTACGACCGGCTGTTGCAGCTCGGTTGCCAGAACGTCGTGGCCGTGAACTTCGGCGGCAAGCCCGACCGGCTAGGGGAGTACACCGACGCCAACGCGAAGTATGCGAACAAGCGCGCCGAGATGTGGGGCTTTCTCAAGGACTGGTGCCGCTTCGGCAGCCTGCCCGACGACCGGGAATTGAAGGGCGACCTGACAGCGGTGGAATACGGCTACGACCGCAGCGACGCCATTCTGTTGGAGCGCAAGGACGACATGCGCAAGCGCGGCATTGCCTCGCCAGACGACGGGGACGCCCTGGCGCTCACGTTCGCCTATCCAGTGGCGAGCAACGATCCGGTCGAGGAATACGAAACGCCAGTCCCAGACCATTGGATGGCGGCCTAGCACAGCCTCAGAACAGGACCGTTACAGGTTGCTAACAAGGTCCGGGGGAATTTCGGAACAGTGCGCGCGCGAGGGCCTACGCTGCGAGTAACCGCGAAACTTGAGCCGGCGCCCAGCTCGAACGGCCTGCCGGGGTCCGAACGCCGCGAGCCTCCAACTCCGCTGCGATGGCTGCCAGTGTCGTTTTGCCGGTGCGCCGGATCTCCGCAATAACCGTCCGCGTCGTGGCGTTGGCCTTAGTCGCCTGTTCTGACCTGGCCGCCCGGGCGCGAGCTGCTGTCTCGACGCTGCCGGCCGTGCCGAGCTTCCGGCCCTTACGCTTGGCAGCCTGCAGGGCCGCCTTTGTCCGCTCGCTGATTAGGGCGCGTTCCTTCTCGGCAAGGCTGGCGTAAATGTGCAGCATGAAGGGGTCCACGTTCGGCCCCATCTCAGCGACGAGGAACGGGACACGGTTCGCCATAAGCCCCGAGATGAAATGAACGTCTCGCCCGAGGCGGCAGAGCTTCGCCACAACTGCCGGCGCTTTGAGGCGGCGAGCATGGGCGAGGGCTGCCGCGAGTTGGGGGCGCCGCTCGAGCGCGTCATGACCCTTGCCGGTCTCGACCTCGACATACTCGGCGGCGATCGACACACCCTCCTGTCGGGCGAATGCCTCGACCGTGGCGCGCTGGGCTTCGATCCCGAGCCCCTTGGCGCCCTGCTTGGCAGTCGATACGCGAAGGTAGGAGACGAAAACCGGGGGCTGGGCTGGCATTGGTGGGCGCTCCTGGGAGGCGGTTAACGCTTCACAACGCACGTTCTAGATTGTTATTCGAGTCATGTCACGGTCTATTTCATACCCGCTTTACCTGATTCTGGTGTGGTGCGGAGGGCGGTTGCACGGTATGGCCGAGGGGCTTCGGAATGCTTCCATGGCTTAGCGCATTCAAGGCGCTCGCAGTGGTCGTGGCCCTGTCCGGTGTTCTGTGCCATCCTGGCTGCCGCCTCTGTACGGGCAAATATGGGCATCTTGGGTACCCGCTTTCGGCCCTTTGGCTAGCCGGGGGGATAGATTGGTGGCCAGCTCGGGGGAGGGCGGCAGCAGGCTGAATGACGACCTTCCCGATCAAGCTGAGGAATCGGGTGCAAAAGCGGGTATCATTGAGATGATGTTCGCGAGAAATCGCGGAAATATAAGCATTTTACGCCATCAATAGAGGCTCTGCCACCAATCCGCTATTCCGCGGGGCGTAGCAGCCGCAAGATCCGGCCGTCGATGACGGCGAGACCCAGCCCGATCAGGGCCATTCCGGCGA